CCCCCCCCTTTATCCCCCCCCTTAACGTCGGAATACCCTCGGAATACCTATGAAATACGTTGGAATACCCTAATCACCTTAAAACTCTGATGAGTTTTAAGGCAACTATCTATTTAAGCATTATTGTAGTAAGGGATGACTGGTATACAAAGACTATAAGGTGGTACGTAAAGGCACGGGTGCGCGTCTTGGAGGATGTTGTTTACGCTTTAGAGGGAGGGAAGAAGGGTTCTTGAGGAGAGATGCGTTTATGGATGTGGTTGCGGTATGTTACTTCTAATCCTCCTCGGATTAGAGTGTAATTAATAGATAGGTTTATTAATAAGAGCACTCTAAAAACAACACGTCACAATCTTAACCGATTGAGAGCCGTGCCTCTTGCTTAGTCATTAAAGAGAATGCTGTTTGAATGGGCTTGCCATTAAATCAATGATAACTTATAAGACAATGCGAAAACGTTGTGTTTGGAGACGGCAACACCGTTGCATTAATGTATGAAAATACAACTCCTTATTAAATTGGCTGTACAGCCCTTTTGATAAGAGATGCAATGTAAAGCTTTGCGTGTGCTCTCTTATTTGTTTAAGAGTCATAACCAATTACTAAAAAACCAAGAAAACCTCCTTTTTTGGCTTTAAGTTTAACCAGAATTACGCACTGGCGTACTCGAGAGTGCGTTAAAAAAGGCTAGATGCGCAACTTTGATTTATTTATATTTGTTTTATAACTTCTAACAAAATGAGAGAACACAACATTTATAAAGATTAATTTATTAGAATAATCATGGTTAGTCATGAGGACAGAAAAAGAGAGAGATTATCTTTGATGATTGAGGCAATTAATCGAGGAGTTAAGAGGTCTGACTTAATTAATAATTGTATGATTGAATGGGGCATGGCTCGAAGGACTTTAATGGAATATATTAAAGTAATTGAGTACAAATTGGGACCCATAAAAGACTAATCAAACCAAAAGTAATCTCTAGCTAAATTAATAAACAATCTATAATCACAAGTCTTATACAAATCAACAAGAGGTGTCATCTGTAAGGGCTGTTTTCGGGCTTTTGAGGCTTGTTCTAACTCTTTTAACAGCAATACCAAGCCTTTTCCTCTCCGAATATCTTCGGCTTGCTCTGAGATTTTTGCAACCATTACTACAACAAACAGAGTCAACACGCCTTTTTATAAATTTCTTTCCACAAATCAAACACTTCATAACTCACGACTCCTATAACAATCTTCGCAAACTGGACCCTTAACACTATAAAAAAAATTATCCTCAATAACGTCACCCTTCTTACCACACTCAACGCACTTAATCATTTCCCCTCCTCCTTAATTAATAATTCTGGCTCCTCAAATTTAACTTTAATTCCAACAATATCAAACAAATCTTTCTCTATCCTTCTTTGTATCTTTTTAAGATTTCTCATTTCTTTCTTAAATTGCTTTCTGATTTCGGTTGGGCTCATTTTAAATCCTCCTCGGTTAGATTAAAGAAGTGTTTAATAAAAACAATAACGGCGGGAATATCCGAACATTCTTCCCAACTTATACCTAAACTATTTCTATAATCATTAGTTTTCTTGAAATCAATTAAATTAATACGCTCAAAATATTTGTGTTTACCACAATCATCTTCGTTTTGTAATTTCTTAGCCCACTTAACAGCCTTGGACCTTATAAATCTAGTCTGGTCGTCTGCACCCATATTGTACATAGGGTTATAACTAGATAATTTTATCTCTTTCAATGTTTTTAATTTTTCTTCTTCCATTTTGATTATGATAAGTTCTTTTTTACGAGTTAACTTTCCATTCGTCTCGTTCTTCTCCCTAGGGAGTTGAGTGTAAAACCCCGCAAACATCGGGGCAATTTAAATTTATTGATAATATTTGTTCCCTAACAAATCATTAAGTTCTAAGCCACTCCTTCTAAGTTCGTTACAGAGATTTCGCTCAAGCCTTCCCCAAATCTTTTCGATATCTTTTGCGAGTCTTGTTTCGTTTTCGATATTTTTTTTGGATTGCTCATGTAGTTCCTCTTGTAGTTTTTGAATTTCATCTCTCTTCTCTTTTGCTGTTTCGATGTCATTATTCATTTTTGCCTATATCGAAACGGTTATCCCATTCCTCTTTCGTTACTTCTTTATTAAAAATCCAGTACTTAGACGGGTCTTTTTTCTTAAACTTTAGATTAATGCACATAAATCCATTTACTAAATTTACACATTTTTTGCAAAAGTCGCAAGATTTGCAAGATTTGCAATAGTTGCAATAGTTGCAAGAGTCGCAAAAGTCGCAAAAGTTGCAATAGTCGCAAAAGTCGCAAAAGTTGCAATAGTCGCAATAGTTGCAATAGTCGCAATAGTCGCAATAGTTGCAAAAGTTGCAAGATAAGTTTTCTGCCATTATTTCTCTAATTCAGAAACGGCAACCTTGTAAGCTTTTACTAAGACCTGAACTGCTTTGCAGATAGCTTCTTCATATTGTCCAAAATCAATCGCATTCGCTGGCGATGTTTTCTCGCAAAGAGAGCAAATAAAATTATTTGCTTCCTTAACCATTACCTGCGCAACAATAGAAATATCTCGAACACTTCCGCTTACTACTGGAACGTTTGGAATAGTAGTTTTATTCGCACTTACCATGTCAACCGCCATAATATTAAGATAGTTGTTTTTTTCTGCTATCTCAACCTTTACGGTTCCGCCAACCTTAACATCTTTTATTAAAAAATCCGCTAGTTGAGTTTCCCATAGTGATGCCTTCCGTCCATCCGAAAATTCAACAACCCAATAAGGCTTATTAGCTTTGCTGGTTTTTTGTTCTATGTTACTTATTTTAACTGTTTCCATTTTCTAAACCTCCTTTCATCTCTTCAAATTTCATAAGTTTTTCGTCGTCGTTTTGCATGTCAGCCCATTCAAACTCGTCGAACTCTTTATTTATGTTTTTCATAAGAGATAAAGAACACACAACTATTTAAATCTTTCTATGAGCCTCTAAAACTTCCACTAAAAATAAAACTTCTCTGTGGCTTTAGAAATTGTTTTGTAGAATTTTGTATATCTTGTGCTGTTGTGTGGGCGTTCGGTGTGCCGATAATATCTTTATCATATCTTGGCGGAGTTGGAAGAATTACCGTCGGTGTTTTTAGATTTAATGATAAAGACATAGCCCCTGCTGTAATGTCTATTAAGTAGAGCGGGGAGTTTGAGGTTGTTGATAATGTTAAAGCCGAAGGACTTACGGTTACATCAGTTGAGAACGGATAAGCAAAACCAGCCCCGCTATTCCATAAACTCGTTGTTACTTCTGTTGCTTCTAATAATCTATCCCATACTACTATATCGTCGATATATCCATCGAAATAATCCCCCATCGTATAATCTTGGATTGAGGCAATTGTTGTATTGTAAGAAGCGGCAGTATTCTTTGTTATTGTCCCACTACCATCCAAATTATTATCAATCCAAAGCTTCCAAGCAGTACCCTGCATGCCAAAAGTTACCATATGCCAATTATTATCCAGTGCCGTTGCTGTACTTGTATAATTTAATCTTATTCCAGCTAACTCTAATAACTGAACTGTAATCTTTCCACCGGCAGTTGTCATTATTTTATAAAGTGGTCTGTTATTATTCGGCGCAACATTATTTCCTTCTCCAAAGATAACTTTACTTTGTGCTGCACCTTTTACCCACAAACTAATCGTATAATTTGTTTTATTGAAAATTTCCATATCCCCACAATTAACATACTCAGAATTCGCACTCGCAAAATTAAAACAATTACCGAGTTTCCCAGTATCTGTTAAATTAGATGTATTCGTTGAAGCTGTACCTTCGTTTGCTCCAGCACTATCTTCTACTGCAGTACTAGCTGCATTTTCTTCCATCCTCCATGCTGCAATTACATTATCTGTAAGAGCCATTAAGCCAAAGTAATAATACCGTCAGCATGCCAAGCAATAGTAAAGGTCCCGCCAGCAATCACCTGAGCACCTCCAAAATCTGACGAACAAATCAAATCGTCGGTTGCATGGGTATCGTCATAAATAACGGCGTGATATGCTGTAAAGGTTGCGCCTGTCCATGCGGTATTATCTGCGTCCCATTTAGTTGTAGCCGCTTGTGTTACTGCTTTATTGGCTAGAGTAGCCCCGCCTGTTGTGTAGCCATTCCCATTTGCGAGTTCATTAGAAGAAACATCAGTTAGAACATTATGCGTCGCTGTGAAAGAGTGGTCGCCATCTAAAAGAATAACTTTAATTGTATCAGCCTCTAGGTCTATCTCTTTATTCATTAAGTTAGCCTTAAATCTGTTATAAATTCCGCTTGCCATGTTCTTTTTTTACCTCACTTATTAATGGAAGTGAAGGAAGGTGTATTGTGACATCGTTTCCTTTTCTTTCAATAATAGGCTTAACGTGTAATTTACCATCAATCATCTCAGCCTTAAACTCTAAAGCCATTTTAAGTAATAGTATCAGTAATCAAAAAAGAACTCTTTGGGTTTTCCAAAAGTGCCTCACCCTCTTCCCATACATGCACAATCTTCCCAACTCCAACAACTCTTTCAACTTCCGAAGTTAAAGGTTTAAATTGTTTCCATGCCAAAGTAACCTGTGATACAAAAATCCAAGCGGAATCAGTTGTCGCATTTTCAGACACTATAACCTTTGTTCCCAAAACACTCATAACTTCAAACTTCTTTAATTGTTCAGATGAGAATATTGGGATGCTAGCACCCTTAACAGTTATTAAGTAATTCATCAAATGTTTATGCTCAATAGAATTAATGTAAAGAATAGCACCATTCGGGTCGTAGCCCTGTGACCTTATCTTTTGCAAACCGTTCATAATATCTAAGATTGGGTTTCCATTAACAATATCATCCCAACCAGTTCCAGTAGCCGCTGCTGTCTGTATTGTTGAAGGGCTTAAGCTTTCTGTTCCTACGTTGTAAATTCTTGTATCGACTTTCTTAGAAACTCCTCTTAACAAATCTCTAAGCATAACACCTAGAACATCAATGTCGCTGTCTGCCTCATCTTCGCTTGAGATAAGTTCCGACTTAACATAAAACTTCCTAACATAAGAAGTATTCTTTGTAACTGTCTGCTTAGCAACTGGAGCCAAAGCACGATAAGGGACATCTGCTCCCAAATCTGTTGTCATACCTGTTGTAGTAACTGGAGAGATAAAACCCGAAGTCTTTTGATACCATGTCATTTGTCTAGCTGTCGTATTGGACTGCCTACAATAAGACTTTAAAACAACATCCTCGTCAGCATAACCAGTTAAAAACTTTTGTACATCAATTCCCCTTATGTCAACTTGTCCAGCCCCTACTGCTACCATCTTAAGCTAGTTGTACCGCAATAGGATTTAATTGAAAACGAAAGCTTTCGGTGTCCGTTGCTGTCTCTAGTGCCATCCCGACAATATGCTCAGAATTAACATCAGCAACAACCAACTCATTCGCCGCACCAGTTGCGGTATCGGAAATTATTGCCATTCCGCATGTTACCCCAGCTGCACCAGCATACCCTTTAAAAATACCAGTCATATAAACAGCGATTGAAGTTCCAACATTAGCCTTTTTCTCTTCTGCTGCAATTCCAATAATAGCGTCAGTATCTCCAGTAGTAATAGCTACGGTCATGGGGTCGGATAAAACTAAAAGAGAACCTTTTGGGATTGCGGATGCTTGAGCAACTTGGAAAGGAATAGGTATTGATGTTTCGTAGATTATTTCACACTCTAATGCCATAACAAATTCATATAAATCAACTATTTAAACTTATTGTTTTTTAACCGTATAGGCTCTATACGGCAAAATTATTGTTTTAACTTATTACTTTCTATCATCTCGTCGGCAAGAATAATAATTTTCTCGTGAATTAAAATACTTCTCTTCATCTGTGAAATTTCTTTTTCGGATGTCTCCTTAATTTCTGTCCATCTCTTTTGTTCCTCGGGAACAATAACAACATCAATCTTCTTTTCTTGGACCATTCAATCCCCCAGATAAAATTTTATTCGCATAGTCTTTTGGTGTTTCTTGTTTTGGTGGTACTGGTTCGATATGCTTGCCAGCTGTTCCAGATAGTAACTCGTTAGACTGTAATCTTTCCATAGCCTCTTTTTCTGCTTTAAGTTCCTCTTTTGCTTTTAGAATTTCGTCTCTTATAACTCTTGCCTCGTCGACAATACTTGCTGGTTTATCATCTTTTTTATCTTCCATAAGAATAAGAATACACACTTCTTTTTAAACTTTTCTCTTATCACAGCCTCGCATAAGTTCGCACATTTGCGACATGACAGTTGTGTTGTTTTCTATAATCTTAAAAATATTTTTTTGTCCTATTGTTTTGTCGTATATAAAATAAATAAGCATAGCACCAGCGACGCCATAATTGACTAAAACTTCCTCTATCATTTATTAGCCCTCCCCTCTCTAGCTTGGATAAATTGCATTTGTATAGACGGTCTTGTCATACTATTAAAATATTCTATCTTTACCATATCGTCATAAAGCCCTAGGAAATTTAAAACATTAGCCTTACTCATCATTTTTAAGTTTTGTTCTGTTTTGTTTAGAGAAGATGTAACGTCAACCCATGCCTCGTCTGCTTGCTGCACCGTGAATGCACCACTATTTAAATTATTAATAATATCCGTATATGCGGAATATGATTGCGTAAGCATAGAGCTTTGACCCGAGCCATAAGTTCTTAAAACGGTTGCCACACCTCCCAATCCTATAACGTTCCTTAATGTTAATATCCTTCTTGATTTAGAAACTATTTGTGCGGTTTTTGCCGATGTCTCCGTTGCGGCTTTTAATAGTGCTCTTGGATTAGTTCCTAATGCTCTCGGATTAGTTCCTAATGCTCTCGACCCCGAGCCCACGGCTGCGCTAGAAGTCCCCCCCGCTACCGCCCCAGTTTGCCCAGCATTAAAAGCATTAACTAAAGCCATAGAACTAGCTGGTATACCTATTGGCAAACTCCCGCCTAAAACTTCTGGTGTAATACCAGATGCCTCTTCTTCTTTTGTGCCTCTAAGTCCAGTTTGTATGGTTTTATCTCCGAATTGTACAGGTCTACCTTCTAAAACATTAGAAATACCTTCTACGCTTAAAATATTTGGGGCTTGTAATTTTGGGCTAACTTTAGGCTCTTTAATTACCTCTTCTTTTTTATCAAAATCAAAAGGCTCTATTTCTTTAATCGGTTTTGTAGCTAGCCCTTGCGCGATAAGTTCCTCTTGTGTTCTGCCAGCATAACCGCCAGCTTTTTCCATTTTTAGTTTTTCAGAAGATTGTTTATATTCTTCTGCTGTTACTTCTTTGTTTCCAACAAAATATTTTTTTGGAGTTTTTGGTTTAATTGTGTTTGTTGGTTTTTCCATTATTCTCTCGACATCGACGCCTCCACGTCGTTCGGTTGTATATTTATCATTCCGCTATTCTTAGCTTGGTCTTGTTGAACTAATCCGCCTAGGCTTGCCTGTTTTTCAAAAGTTACTTTAATACCTTGCTGTTGCCATAAATCATCTTCAAAGTCCATTCTCTCTTTAGCATAAGTTGGCTCAAAGTTAACATTACCCATCTTGCCACCGACCTCACTTGTTCCGTCGCTTGTTGCAATACTTCTCGGCACTCCGAACACTTGATAAAAGAAGTTTTCCAAATATTGTATCCAACTCATTCTTTCACCAGTAGTTTTATTAGGGAAGTCTTGAACCTTCATAGTTCCCTCGGGCGTTCCAATTACGTCGCCGTTAGTTATAGCCTGTTTGACTTGCTCATTTGCATAATTTATCTTTCCTAAGTTATCTGTTTGATATTCAATAATTCCAATAGCCCGAGCCCTTCTATCAACGATTTTATTAGTTTCCATCGCCTCGTTTCTAGCTTTGATTATCCATTTACATGCGTCGATTTGGCTTGTACCGTGGGTTTGGTCGCCTATTCTTTTATTACTAGAGTGTAACATGTTTTCTAATTTAATCGGTCTCCATTCTTTTCCGTTCCACGCGTCATATCTCTTAAGCATACCATCCTCTCCATAAACTAACCGTACTCTCTCGGGGCTAATCGGTATCATATTAATTATTTTATCATCCTTTCTTTTTACTTCACAAAACGCATCCCCAACAACATTCTTAACGACGTTGTGACTCCATGCAATTCTTCCAAAAGTATCTTTTCCATTTCCTCTAACATGTTCTAGTTCTATCTTTGTATTGACATCCGGAGAAGTCCACCCAGCACCAAAAGCAAAAGTAGCCATAGCATTTGCCGCACTAAAAATCTCGGGTATTGTTAGATAGTAACCAAAAGCCTCCGGTGCGTAAGAGAAATAATAAAAAGTCTCTTCCCCAGCGTTTACCGTATCTAGTGCTTTCGCCTCCACTATAAAATCAGGTATGTCTGATAAACTTGTTGTCGTAATTGATGATAAAGTATTTGTTGCCATTATAAGTTTAGTAATGTTGGGATTAGTATTTTAGATGTTGTTGTTGGGGCTGTCCCAATGTCTGCTCTGCCTTTTGGGTCTGTTCCATAATAAAATAATCCAGTACCCCCCGATGCTGTGCATGTCATTATAATAGTGACTCTTAAAGTTTCTCCTACCTTAAAATATTTTTTTGTTGTTATTGGTACTTTAATTAAAAAAACTCCACCAATTTCCGCCCCCGAAGGCTTTGTAATTGTTTGGGATGTTACGGCTGTTCCGATTGTTGTTTCTGTTGAACCGTCATAGTGAATTATTTCAACTGATAAAGTCATATTTCCGCTAGTAGCGGTCCCTTCTATATAGTAAGGAATATTTGCGTATGCTGTTCCCTTGACTGTTTTTGTTATGTTGAAAACAACATCATAATCCAAATTAGAAGTTCCAGTTCCCGACTGCGTTATTTTCGTGTCTGCGGAATATATGCTTTTTGTTGTAAGTGCATAAGATTTTGCTACGGAATTATTTTGAACACATAACATATATTCAGTTATTCCCGTGCCATCTTCTACATCCGCATAGTCGTAACTAGCAATAGCCCTCGCGGCTTGCTCGGGGAAGTATACGGGATGTTGTACCATTAAGCCTCTCTTATGAATATACCAGCCTTATCCTTTTCTCTTAATAGCTTAATGCAATCTTGATAAGCGGTATATAAAATATTTAGTTTGTTTGCTACCGTCGACGAGTTCCACGCGTCAACGTCGTAATTAATAACGTAAATCGCTGCTAGATTACTCGCAGCCTCTTTTAAAATTCCTTTAACGTCGACGTTTAGAGTAGAATAAACATCACTCCAATTATACCCACTCTCCGCGTTTATTCTTGACTCGGCTTGTGTCATAAAATTATTAATATAAGTTTCTGCATTAGCCGTTGAGTTTGCATTTAGTCCTGACTTATACTGTACCTCTGCCGTTGTTGCAAAAATTCCAGTATCCGCCATTATCTGCTAACCCTCGCGTGTTCTATTTTTCTAATTAATTCGTTTATCATGTCCGCCAATAAAAAAGCCTCTTCGTTAACTTCTATTTTTTTACTCTCTTTTAGCTTTTGTTCTTCCGTCCCCTTAGTTTTAAGGTCTGCTGTGGTATACCTCTCTTTAAAACTCATGTACTTATTCTATATATCCTAGGATTTAAAGTTTTGTATTGGAGATGCCAAACCGCTCGCATGGCACTTTGAACAGGATGGTTGTAATTTGAAGTAATTAATAGATTTTTTGTCTTTTTATCGTACTCAAACTTATAAGATTTTAAACTTTCTCTAATCTCAGGCTCGTTTAATAAAAATACTTTTCCCCTTTCCCCCATCGTCAACAAATTAACAATCATATCCTCGCCTAAAATCTTCTTTCTCTTCTCGTCTTTGTTGTCTAAGGGTCTACTTGAATTATTTAGTGCCACGGTTTTGTTTTTCGTGCTGTCCTCTCTAAGTAATTCCGAGAAAACACCAAACCCAACTCCACCATCATCAATATAAATATTCTTGAAGTCATAAACTTTATTTAACGAAATAATTCGGTCGGAAGTTTGTGTTGTGAAAAGTTTTTTAGTAATTTGATGCGACACTTGAAACATCTTAGCATCATCGGAATCTCCAACATGCTCAAAAATAGAAATAGAGCCCTCATCTCTTCCTAATCCCGACGGGTCAACCCCACAAATATAAATTTTATTGTCTTTGTCGATTTGCTCGGGTGTTGGTGCTGTGAGCATTCTTTTTATTAAAGCATCGGGAAATATTTGTCTTGCGTTCTCGCTTGGTATTGCCAAATATTCTTGAGCGTACATGCTCTCGCCTAGTTTTGCCCTCTCGTTTTCTAAGTGTTTTAACATTAATGTTCTTTGAGGCTCGGGTCTACCTTCTGCTACTTCTTCGCTGTTAATTCTAATAGACTTAAAATTTGGGTCCGACAAACTCTCATAAACATAGCCTTCCGTCGCCCATGCAGTTCCAAGCATCCAAATAAATCCTCCAGTTGTCAAAAGCATGGGGGTAATAGCTGGAAAAGCCTCCTCGGGAATTAATTGCATTTCCTCAAACACAACACCGTGCAACGTATGCTGTCTTGCACCACTTCCATCTAAACCAACGGGCTCAGTTCTTAAAATACTCCCATTCTTTAATTTTAAAACCGTCTTTAGTGGCTTATCTCTTCCTTTTTTAAGTTCTTTCGGGTAATCTTTTTCAATTAATCTTAAAACTTTATTATAAAGTCCGCTAGCTTGCCTCTCTACTCCCGAGACTATTAAAATATGTTTTTTTGGGTTGTTAAGAATATAGTCCGCAATCTTTTTCGAGACAACTTCACTCTTTCCCACTTGACGCCCGCACATTAAAATAAAGTTTCCTTCAAAATCCAATACTTGCTGTTGCCATGGGTCTATGTGGCTATAATTCCATTTGGTGTAGTATTTCATTAACACAATTTTGTTCTACCCATTTAAATATTTCGGGTTTCCAATTTTTTAAGAAAACAAAAAACATAAAACTCCCGTGGCTGTGTGGACTTAAATTATATCCAAACCTCATGTGATGTTTTGCACAAAGAGTTACTCCATTATTAACATTACTTCTGTACTTTCTGTTTTCTTTTGGAATTAAGTGATGTGCTGTTAAATTTTTTTCACTTTTACATACGATGCATTTGTAATGGTCTCGATGTTTAACTTCAATCGCCCACTCCTTATGCTCTTTAGTATCTAAGTAGCTCATTATAATGTATAGTGTGCATTCTTTTTATACTTTTCCATAAGAAACATAGGTCTCCATTCCTTTCATTCCGTTTTTAACCTTCATTTCCTATGGAACTCAATATTTTAACCGTATAGCCTCTATACACTCAATATTCTCCACGTACTCCATAGGAAATCCATAAGAAATCATTAAATTTCCACTAG